TCGCTTTCACCATCTCATCCACGACGTCGCGGACCTCGGGCGGCAGCTGTGATATGGTGCTGCGGCTCCTGTTTTTTCCGCGCATCCTCAAGCCCTCCTACATATCCACCAGCGGATCTTTCTTCACGCAGCGCTGCAGCTGGATGCCGCGCGGCGTCAGCTTGACCTCCAGTTCCTCCAGCTCTGCGTCCGAAACGCTGGACGGAGCCTTGTCCTCGATGCATCGCACTTGCAGGTATCCGCTGTCCGCCAGGTAGTTGATGCTGCTGCACAGCGCCATCCGGTCCATGCCGCCCGCCAGCGCCAGCAGCAGGCTCTTCAGCTTTAAAAATTTGAAATCGCAGCCCGCGATGGCCAGTGTGCGCATCACAGTTCCGTTATTGGCCGCAAGCTCTCCGGCCTGCATTTTTCGGCGCAGTTCATTTTCGTCCATCTCAGTTGCCTCCCTGCTTCATCATGAACTCCATCAGACGATCCAGCTTGTTCTCCAGCTTCAGCTGGTGCGAAACAAATTCCTCGCGCCGGATGCAATTTTCCTTGATGTCTTTCACATCGTCGCTCATCTGCCGGATCTCCGTCCGCATTTCCGTGCGCATTTCCTTCATTTCGCGCCGCACCGCTTCCAGGTCCTTCTGGTGGTCGGTGCGCGGGGTATAGTTCTCGCGCACTTCTTTGATATCTGCCCGGTTTTCATCCAGTTGCCGAAACACCGAGCGGCCGAACAAAAAGCCCACCAGCCCTACCACCGTTGTTACGATGACTGTCAGAAGCCACCAGGTTCCGGCGTCGAACGTCATTGTGATTTCCTCCGAAATACAAAAAGATAAGGCACGATGCCCTCGTTGTGAGTTCATCATACCTTATCTTTTATAGACTGTTCAGGTGAACTATTTCTCCCAATTTTCTGCGGGAAGTCGTCAAATGCCAGCTGCCCATCCGGTGGTGCCCGGCGGATCTCTGCCGCTTTATCCTTGACGATTTGCCGTACATATGCGTCGCTCAGATTCCACTTGCGCGCCAGCTCATAGGTGTTGTATCCGTTGTACTCCCGGCGAATCAGCACATCACGCACAGGGATCACTACCTTATCCGGCTGTGGGATATACATTTTTCCGGTACCGCCATAACGTTCCAGCAGCCGCCGGAAAGCTTCCATTCCAATACACTCCGCCAGCTCACGTACCTCACCTTGCAAGTCGTCCAGCTCCAGCAGTTCCAGCAGCTCAACATTCATGCTGCACCGCCTCAACATCCCGGCGATATCGGTCGCTGTGCAGGTATTTCAGCTCGGCAGCCTCGGCCATCCGCTTGATGCCGTTGATCAAGGCAGCACCCTGGGCACAGGTCAGAAACCGGAAAGGGTCTTCCGGGAAGCTGGTCATGTGGAACTGTTTTACGATGAGGCCGCTCAGACGGTAGCGCAGCGATATACCATCAGGGGCTGGGTCATATTTTTCAAGTTCACTCATGAGAAACCAGGCGTATTTTTGTTGTTTTGCCGTCATGCGGCCCGGTATTTCATTGTAATGACGCGGCTTTTTGCTCCTGTGCAGCGTCTCCGGCGCAGCCGCAGCCTTGCGGCGGAGCAGCTCATGAATGACGGCGTCCTGCTCCGCCGCCGACAGTTCTTTGATGGAGGAGCAGCCGGTGACGCCTTCCACCAGAATATGCAGATCATCGTCATGGCCCAGCGCTGAATCGGACAAACCCAACTCGCGGCCCAGCGCATAGATATATTTTATCCCGCCTTTTTCTTGTCTCCGAGCACCCATAGCTGCTCCTCCTTCCTTGTTACTCCTCCGGCACGGCGTCGCCCGTGTCGTAGAAAAATTCATCCGTGGTTTTCAGATACGCGCCCACAGCCTCCAGAACTTCCTCCGGCTGCTGTTTGAGAGCGTCCCGGTCCAGTTTCTGTTCCGTCTTCACGAGCTCCCTGCGCCCCATGGCCAGCAGCGTGGCGATGGCCTGCGGCACCTTCGCATTCGCCAAAATCAGCCGCGTGGACTGCCGGAAGCCTACACGCCCAAACGTCAGCTGGCGGCTTTTCCCGGCCATATCTTCCCGGTGCGCCTCCACATACTCCTGAACGTCCGTTTCCAGCTGTTTGACACGCTTCTGCAGCGGCTCCGCGCTTTTGGTGTATTCAGCTTTCACGGCGTCGATGCGCCGCGACATATCCACGCCCATCTCCGTCAGCGCGTGCTCGTACTCGTGGATGCTGCGCAGCGCGTCGTTCACTTCCGCCCAGTCCTTCAGCACAGGCTCCCGGTGCAGTTTTTTCCTTGCCATATGTATCCACATCCTTTCTCAATTTTCCGCCCTCTGCATTTTCCGGGCTTGGGACCGGCGCGCACAACTACGCGGCTGCATTACGGCCGGGGCATAGCCCCGGATAACTTCACGCATGGCGGCCATCTCCCGAATGCACCATCCGGCGTGCCTGCGAATAGTACGGCTCCTTCGGGATCCAGTTCACACCGTACCGCGCATAGAAGGCGTCGTTGCTCATCTGAAACCACTCGATGGCCGTTTGCAGCGGGTCCAGGCGACGCTGCACGCGTCCCTCGCCGTCCAGTATGTACAGTGTGCCGCCCACCAGACGGGCGGTGCAAGGCAGATATTTCGTCATGTCTATTTGTTCCATCATGCATCCTCCTTCAATCGGATATCCTTGTTGTTGGCTTCAAAGTGCTTCACCAGCGGGCCCCAGCTCATCCAGTGCGTGGAATACTCCGTGTATGTCTGCTCCCGCAGGTGCTTCAGCTCTTTCTGTGTACGCTTCGGCAGCTTGTTGTACTGTGCGATCTGTTTCGGGCTCATGCATGGCCGTTGCCGCTGCGGCATGAAGCGCCGCCGCTCTTCGCAGTCCTGTACAAGCCAGCTGCCTTTAAAGTGTCCGTTTTACGTACACGAGGATGCCTTTATGGAACATATCGTTCACGGACTGCATCTCCAGTATCACATCGTAACCATCAGCTTCCAGATGTGCGCGACCGTATGGCCAGGGCCGCTCCAGCTGCTCTTTCGCTTTCTTCCAATCTTCTTTCGTCATCAGATATCCTCCTCCACTGTGTATATCGGACAGAACCAGCGGGGCAGACCCTCATATACAAGCTTTTCTTTTGCCCGGCAGAAGCAGATGCTCCCGTCCCGGCCATAAACGGTATGGACATATGCGCAGTACCTGCATCTCCGGTTGCGGCGCAGGCTGCGCCACTGTTGAATGGTCAATCCTATCACGCTCCTAAAAAACAGAGTTGAAACGGCCGCCGGGCCGTGGTATCCTGTACGTGTGGAGCCTTAAATCCTTTCAGCTCCATACTTCTTCTTTAGCCCCGCTTGGATGGTTCTCCGGGCAGGGCTTTTGGTGCGGGGCTGCCGTTACGACCGGCCACGCCGGCCCTCCTGGGCCGCGGCCCCGCATGTGTAACCGGATCGGAACGAATTCGCTCTTTACAGAACCATGAGAAAAGGAGAGATGTTATGACAGTTGACGAACTCAGCGCCATGATTGACGAATGCGCGGGCGAAAGCGTACTCCATGAAGCGTATGCTGCCGACCCGGAGCAGACACGCGCCACGCTTGAAAAGCTCGTGGACGACTGGAATGCAGGGAAGGACTTTGACCCGGCTGTTTACGACCTTCTTATGGGACGTGTTGTGGAGCGGGATGGTGATTCGACGATGCAAACAGGTTGGCTCAAACAACAGGCCGTATCCGATCTTCAAGCTCTTGTCATCCGTCAGTGGATCTCCGGACTGCAGCGCGGTGCGGTCGTGGTGCTCTACAAAGTGCTGACCGACCTCGGCAACGGTGTATGTATTTCTAAAAAGGGGTTCCGGTTGATGCCGCTGGATATTGTCGAAATGTGGAACAGTTTGCATCCCGATGAATCGCCTATCCGGATATTTTATCCGTGAAGAGCCTTGGCCCCGCGTATGCGGGGCCTTTTCCAACACTCACAGCCCGAGGTTGAGCGCCTGGATCAGCACACAGTCAGCACAGTGCTTTTCTTCCAGTTCTTCGGAACTCTTACACTCCAGCGGCCAGCGGCAATAGCTGTCGCAGACGGTTTCCATCAGCTCCATGACTTTCATCTCCCAGCAGTGGGCGTGCATCACGCGCGCGGATATTACGGGTTTACCGCAAAACTTACAGTTTGGCATCAGTCTTTTTTCTCCCTTCGTACATGATAGGCCCATGTAGCCATGGTCCGCACATTGACGCCCATATCCTCAGCCACCCGCCGGAAAGATTCTCCGGAGCGCAGGCGCTGCATTGCCTCTGCCTTGAACTCCGGCGCGTAGATGCGTCTCGGCTGGCCTTTTCGGTTCGGTTTTGGGCGGGCGGACTTGGAAAGCGGCCCCAGTACGTCCAGAATCTCCTCATGGCTCACCAGATACAGCTGCATCAAAATTTTCACGTGCTGGCGCGGGTCGATCGCATTTTTGTACGACGCCCGGATTTCAGATTTTTCCTGTTCACTCAGCATCCTGACTTTCTCCTTTGATGTGCCCGGATCTGGGGACATAGTGCCGATTCTGGTGGTAGTTTTCCACTTTCCGCAGCTCGCCCACAAACCGGGACAACTGCTTTACCGCCTGCATGCCGGCTGTGGTCCCGCAATACCCTGCAATGGGCTCCAGTTCCTCCACAACGTCCTTGTGCTTACGCCGGAGCCTGCGGCAGTCACGCAGCTCTGTGGCCAGCTTCGCACGCTCATCCCGCGTAAGATTTTCGATTTCCAGCTTATGCAGCAGATCCTGCTGCAGGGCGTCCTGCTCTTTCATCAGCTCAAAATTCGCATCGTATACTTTTTGGGCGTCGTTCAGAAGTTTTGCGGCGCGGGCCAGAATTTCCGACGCCTTTTCTTCATGCTTTTCCGTTGTTTTCACCTCCTTATGGTCTGCCCCACGCCATGAGCGAGTGCGTGCGCGCGAACCAATTCTTTTCCGTGCGGCTGCTGCGGGCAATTTCAATGGTCCGCTGCGATGCTTCCCGGCATGCGGGGCACAGTTTATGCGCTTCCTGCGTGCCTGTCGGCTTTCCGCATCGGCTGCATATTCCCGGCCAGCCCAGCATGTCCCGCGGCATGACTCCCTTCTCCCTCAACCGGGATTGCATATACCGGCGGCTGCGGGCAAGGCAGTACGCGCACTGTGCGCGTCCGGGGGCAGCGTCCCGCCGCTGGCATCTTACGCAGACACCGAAGGCGTGCAGCAGGTCTGTTTTACGCTGGATGTGCCGTTTATGACGTTCTTTCTGTTCCGGGCTTTCCTTTTTCCGTCTCTGCACTGCCTTCAGCCGCTCTTTTTCAAGACATTCCGGACACTGCACCCGTCCAGGGGCCGCATCTTTGCAGCCACAAGTTGGACATATCCCGTGCGCTTTGTACCACTCATATTTCGTCACGGCCCGTTTCACCTCCTTCGCCGCACTCTGCATCTATCCGGGCTTGTGACCGGCGCGCCCCAACGGCGCGGCTGCATTACGGCGGGGCCAGAAGGCCCCGGCTACTTATCGCTGTTCCGGCTTTTGAATACGCTTCTTGCCAGCGCCAGGATCAGCCAGATGCCCGTGGCCGTCAGCAAGGAAAACGACCAGCCGAAGCACAGCGTGATCAGCTTGATGATTCCTACGGTCACGAGCCATGACAAGCCACAGTACACAACAAAGGCGATAAGGGTTGCAATGAAATCAACCATTCAGAAATTCTCCTTTCCATGCTCTATTGCAACGGAGCAGCGAGGGTATACCCGCAGCTCATTTTCCTCTATATCCTGTATCCACTCCCGCCGCAGCCGGCCTTGCAGATGCATGCAGACCAGCGGCTGGTCCTTCTGCGTGCGGTGGCAGCACCCCTCATCATAGGGCTGCCACAGCGTCCCCGTCCGGTGCAAGCCCGGTGGGGAGCTGCAGCACCCGCAGCAGCTTTGCCCGCGGCAGCTCCGGTCACAAGGCGTCACCATCCTGCATCCCTTATTCGTCCCCATGCTCCACCCGGTACGGTGGCCCGGCCCTGCGCCTGCGCCGCCGCTGCTCCGCCTGCGCCAGCGTGGACAGCCGCCCGGTCTCATAGCCCACGTAAAGCAGCAGGCCCATCAGCGGCAGGATAAGGGCCTCGCCGCCGAATACGCCGGGGCGGGAGCCCTGCACCGTCAGGCATGCCGCCAGCATCAGCCCTGCCGCGGCTCCGGCCGCGAATGTCACAACCGTTTTTATCCTGTTAAGCATCGCTTTACCCTCCATTGAATCCCTGTTTAAATACCGGTCAAATCATCCCAACCGGAGTGCTTGCCGCCGCCCGCAGCAGTCCCTCATAGCTCAGGTCTCCGGCCCCGGCGGCAAGGTCTACAATGTTCTTCGCCATGCGGATGTCGCTGCTGCTCGCACGGCAGATATCCGCCAGCAGCTTCAGCTCCTTTTTCTGCTCCGGCCCCGTGAACTGCGGGAACAGCATCTGGACGTCCTCCTTCGTGAGGTCCCGCGTCCGGTACGCGCGCTGCACGGCCATTCGGGAGCGCGTCTGCTTGCGGATCTCAATGCGCCGGATGCGCTCGTACAGCTCGCTGTTGCCGATCAGCGCCACGCCGTTCCCCGGGATGCCCTCCAGCTCATCGCCGTCCGGGAACTGCCGCAGCTCATCCAGTACGTTCTGCTTCAGCAGCTGTGCCTCGTCCACGATGATAAGCATGTTCGTATTTATCAGCCGCGCGTGGATCGCATCCCACATCTTCTCGCTGCCGCCCGTCTGCGGCAGGCCCAACCGGTCGCACAGCATGGACGCCACGCCCGCCATACTGGTTTTATGTGCCTGAATGCGGATGTACACCGTGCTCTTCGGGTTATCCCGGCAGTACTGCAGCGCTGCCTGCGTTTTTCCCACGCCCGGGTCTCCGTGCAGGATCACCAGCTTCCGTTCCTGCTGTGCGTGCTGGATGGTCTGGTACGCATCCTCGGAAACGGAGGTTGGCTTGTACCCGGTGTCCAGCTGGAAATCCTCTTTTCTGGCGGCTGCCTGTTCGCGTTCGTCCTCCTGCCGGAAGTACTCCCGCAGCTTGGCCTCGATATTTTCAGGGCTGCAGGCCATTTTCCGGTTCACATACGTGCTGACGCTCGCACCGCTCACGCCGATGCGCTTGCCCAGAAGATTCCGCGAGATCGCGCCGGTATCCTTATCGGTATACGCCTCTGTCCGCGCCCGCAGCGCCTCATCGTATTCATACGTTTTACCAGTCGTCTCCATCGTCTGTTTCTCCCTTCATCATCATTCGGTTTCGGTTGATCTGTCCCATATCCACCTGGCCCACCGCCAGCCGCAGGTCCAGTTCAGCCTGCTTTTCATCCGAATACTTCATCCGGATCGGCGTCTTGGTCGCAGGCGGCACATATTCTTCCTGTTCCCGCCGGGCCGCCCCCAGCTTCAGTTCCAGCATCGTCCGGCGGTCGATACCCTCAACACGCGTATCCTTCAGCGCGGCCTTTGTCATGCGCGCCTGCTTGTTGATCACGGCCATGGCCCGGGCAATATCCTCGCTGCTGCCGTCGAAGTCCACGGTCAGCTTTGTATCCAGCGGCAGCTCACAGATGAACCGGTCATCCGGGCTGGTATACACACGGCAGGTCTGCAGGTGGTCGGGGTCATACCGCACATACACCTTTTTGTCCGCGTATTCCCACAGAAACTCCGGTGTGAAGTATTCGAACCGCACGCCGCTCACCGTTACATGCACGCCGCGCTGCCCAACCGTCTGCGGCCGTGTCGAGCGCAGCATCATCAGCGCAAGGTCCTCCTTGGACGCGGGCTTCACCAGCTCGCTGCCCATCCGAAGGTGGAACACGTCCATCCGCTTCAGCTCCCGGTCCTCCGCAATGGGGCCGCTGTACCGCCGCATATTGAAGTATCCGCTGATGAGCGTATCCACGGCCTCAACGAACTCTTCGTCCGTGGGCACATGCCCCTGCTTCAGCACCTTTTTCAGGCATTCCGGCTTTTCCGTCGGGTTGCCACCCGTGAACGTTTCCCAAAGCGTGCTGAACTGGCCCTTCATATCCAGGAACTTCCGTTCGATGGGCTTCGCCTGGGCATTGCGCACCTTTGCGCACACAAGCTGGATGCCCAGCCTCTTGAAGATGGGCGGCGGGTCCACAGGCGCGCCCGGCTTCGGCTTCTTGGCCCTGTGCCCAAGCCCGCCCACGTCCCGCGTCAGGAACTCGCGGCCGTTGTCGCTCAGGATCTTCCGCGGGATGCCGTGCCGCTCGATGCCGCGCCGCAGCGCAAACAGCGTTGCCTGGGCGCAGGGGTTGTCCGTTACATACCAGCCCGTATAGATGCCGCTGCGGGCGTCGATGAACGCCGTTAAGTACAGCTTGCGCGGCTTGCCGCCCGGGGCTTTGCTCAGCACGTCGAACGTATGGCTGTCCGACACCCAGTAATCGTTGCTGCACAGGTTGGAATAGTCGCGGCTGATGTATAGCCCGTATTTATCCCGCCAGGCCTTTTCGCCGTAGATTCCCAGCTCCCGCAGCTGCGGCGGGATGCTCTGCGCGTAGCGGTAGAATGTGCTGTACGAGGGCAGCGGCAGCTTGTCCGGCATGTGTGCCGCCAGATATTCCTCCGCGCCCCACATGGCCTCCTGCACGTTCGGGCGCCGGGTCTCCTGCAGGTAAAACGCCCGGAACACCTCCGCGACCTCCGGCTCCAGCTTCACGCGGGAGCCCTTGGTCTTGCCGCGTCCGTCCACCAGCCCGTCCAGGTCGCCGTCCTCCAGTGCCTTCCGTTTGCGGTACAGCGTTGCCTTGCTCCAGCTCCGCTCCGGATATTCCAGCCGCAGCCAGGCAAGGAACCGCTCCAGCAGCTCCGCCTCGCTCTCGCCCTTCTTCCGCGCATATCCGCCCCACTGCTGCACCACATGCTCCCAGAACACGATCTCCTCGCGTTCCGCCTCGCTGTATGCGTCGAAGGGCTTCGAAGCCTTCGGCTCCGCCGTTTCCGTCTCCACGTTCAAGGCCAGCGCCGCACGCTGCTGCGCGTAGTATTTTTCCTGCGCGCTGGGTGGGAGGGAAGATATTGAGATTTGGTATTCAGGTTGGTTGCGATTATTAACTATCTGTGTTGCACCAATCTGGCCGCACCGAATTTTCCTGAGAACCGTTGTTCTGTGACATCCGATAAGTTCCGC